GCTGAAATTGAAATGTTAAAATCACTACAAGGTAGTGGGGAGTTTGATAACTGATGGATGATTTAGAAAAGAAGATTAAAGAAGTTGAAGACTTACCTAACAAACAAATTAAAGTAAAAGGTTTTAAGTTTAGTGGTGCTAGTATTATGGCGTTGTTCGCTTTAATATCTACAATACTTGGATCGCTATACGGTGGCTTTTTACTCTACCAGAAAGTAGAGGCATTAGCTTCATTAGACTTAGGTGATATTAGTTCTTCTATGGCTAAGACTTCTGCTGAGGTGTTACGTATTGAAGAACATGCAAATGCAATTAAGATAGAACTTAAGAAAGACATGACTGATTTAAGAAATAGTCAATGGAATTTAGAATCAAAGGTAGATGGTAAGCTACAGTCAGTAGACACTAAGCTAACTAACTATGATACTAAATTAGATAGATTTGAAATTAAAGTAGAGAAAGTAAAAACGGATATTGAAAAACGTATTCAAGAATCTTTAGATAACCCACTTGCAAACTAGGACATTATGGACGAAGACAAAAGAGTACAAATACAACTGGACAAACATACTTCACAAATAGCTAAGCTGTTCAGTAAGATCGATGATACTAACGACAAGATACAAAAGATATTTAATATGTTAAACCAAATTAGGTACTTTATATATGGTGGGTTTGCCTACTTTTTAGCATCTGAAGTTGGTATGTTTAATTTATTAAAGTTAGTAGCATAAAGGAGATGACACATGATAGCACTTTTAACTAACATAGCACCAATAGCTTTAGGGTTTGTTGGTAAGTTGTTTGCTCTTAAGAGTCAAGCAGCACAAGAAAATCAAAAGTTGATGATGCAACAGTTTGCAGTTAGAGACAAATCAATTAATGATGCAAGAGACAGAGCAGACAAAGAAAGTCCAATGGCTGCGCTTAATAGACGAGTAATTATATTTGTCATATTGTCTTTAATTATATTTACACAAGTAGCACCTGTATTTTTTAATGTGCCTACTGTTGTTCCTACAGTTATTGAAGGTGCAAGCATATTGGGATTTGAACTTACACCAGACACAATAGAGTACGTTACTGTACAAGCTGGTGCTGTATTAAAGTTTGATGAAGTATTTGCATGGGCAACTATGATTATAGAGTTTTACTTTGGAGCACAATTAGCAAAGGGGAAATAAAATGCCTTACGAAACAAGTCCCGAGATTGATTTCTCAGCCATTGGTTTAGTGGTTGATGTGCCGGCTAACGCTGTGCCTACAGGTGGTTGGAGCAATTCTCTTAACGTTAGAGCAAAGAATGATTCAGTACAAGGCGTTAATGCTTTTGCAAATGATATTGTTTTGCATCCTACAGATTCTAATATTGCCAATGGGGAAGCAAAAGCAGTGTGTCAATTTACACCTGCTGGTGGAGACAATCTTGTCATTGCTTATATTGTTAAAGGTGCAAATGGTAACGGTTCTGTAATATTATATGACACAGGTGGCTCAGGTAATAGTCGTTGGAATGATATTACAAATGCTACAGCTGACCAAGTGTTTACATTTGATGATGATTATCCTCCACAAATATTCGTATTCAACGAATTGTTAATAGTTAATCCTGCAACAGATGCTCCACCACAGTTTACAAATGCTAAAGTTGGAGCTGGTAGTTTAGCAGAGTTACCTAATTGGATTAATGACAGTAGCGGTCAACCAATTATATGTAGAATTTTGAAAGGTTTTAACACAAGATTAATAGCTATGAACGTTAAAGAGGAACATGGCGCTGGAACTAGTGATGATGTTTATCAACCAATTGATCTTTTATTTTCTTCTACTATTACAACTATCGCTTCTTTAGCTGCAGCACAATGGACAGCTTCTTCTACTAACACTGCAGGTGATGCATTTTTAAATGACACACCGGGCAAGATACTAGATGGAGGACAATTAGGTGAATTTTTTATTGCTTATAAGTCTGATAGTGTTGTAAGAATTAGAGAAACTGGAGATAGTTTTGTATTAGCTATTGAAAGCATATTTGAAGATGACGGTATATATTCAACAAGATGTTTTGCTAATATAGGAAACTCGCAGCATTTAGTTGTTGGTAATTATGGCGTGTATATACATGATGGGCAATCACAGAAACAAGACATAGCTAAAGATTTATTTAAAGATACTATGTATGCTTTAGTTAAACCAGCAGAGCGTAATAGAGCTTTTGTGTTTCAACAAACAAGAGACAAAGAGGTTTGGTTTTGTTTGCCAAGTACAAATAACACAACAACTGGATGTGACATAGCATTTGTTTATGATTATGATTCTTCAAAAATACATAAAAGAACTTTACCGGGCATATCAGATTTGTTTGAAACTGAATTAAACGGTGAACTTAAAATATATGGCACAAAGTCAGGTACAACATTACAAGTATTATCTAATACAGTATTAGAAGCTGATGGATTTTTTGAAAGAACAGATGACAATCTTACAAACAATAGTATTATGAAGCATATAAATCGTATTCATGTTACTGCTAAAGGAACTTGTAAGTTAGCCATAACAGGAACAAAAAATCTTAGTGACTCTAAATCATATACTAATATTACATTTAATCCTGCTACAGATTACAAAGTTGACACTAGAACATCTGGCAGATATATGAATCTAAAAGTTACTATGAATGGTGCGACCAATCCAGAACTTACTAAATTACAATTTGATATAAAGGTTATAGGAGTTAGATAATGGCTAAGATGACTGAAACAGAGCTTAGAAGAAGACTTAAAAAGTTAGAAGCAGAACCAGCTGCAAGCACTGCTTTAGTATCAAGAGTAGGAGACCAGTATGAATACGATAAAAACTTTGTTTATATTGCTTATGCTTCTGCTTTGGCTAACCTTTCTTCTGGGAGTATTACTAATCAAAGTGATGCTACAGATTTTCAATTCAGTCCATACAATGATTCAGGAACGTTATTAGCTTATAGAGGTTATTTTATAAATAAATCTATATATCAATCAGGCGATCCAACAGATTATACTTGGGAAGCTACATCAGGTGCTTCAGGTTATACATCATCTGAAAGGTCTTACACAGAGGCTACAGGATTACAAAATACTTTAGGTAATCCTACTAAACCCGGAACAAATATTTCTTGGTTTTCTTTAACTTCTGGAACAGCTGCACCTTCTACTGCAACATATCTTGCAAAAAGATTTACGTTAACTACTACTGAAGGTGCTGTTACTTCTGCTTGGGATATCGAACCAGTAGGAAAACATATTGATACAACAGTAGTATCTGCTAGTGGTATTAAAGCAACTAATATGGATTTAGATGGCACATTAAATGTAACTGCAAATAATGGTGCTATTCGTTGGGGTAAAACTGGTGCAACAGATATTTCTAATACTGGTTTGTTTTTAGGTCGTGATGCAAGTGGTAATCCAAGAATTGTATTTGGTAATTCACAAAGTTTTATACAATTTGATGGTAATGATGTATCGCTTGTAAATTGTGATGTTGATAATAATGCAGGTACAAACGAAGTTTTTTATTCTGATACTTCAACAACACACATATATACAATAGGACCAAACATTGCTACTATCAATATACAAATGGTAGGCGGTGGCGGTGGTGGAAGAAAGAATGGAACAGTAGACGGTGGTGCTCCTAATGCAACAGATGGTGGTTCTTCATTAGTTAAAGTATATCAATCTGATGGAACATTAAGAACCACGTTCACTGCTGCAGGCGGAGCTAAAGGTGGAAATAATGGAGTAGGTGGTTCATTTGCTGCTGGAGAAGACGGACAAGATTTTTCACATCCCGGTGGCGGTGCTCATTCTAGTTTTGCTGGAACAGGTGGTGCAGGTGGAGCTTACAACACAAACAATGCTGGTGGTAATGGTGGAACAGGAGCCGGTGGTGGCGGAATGGGTCAAGCTGGTGGTGGTTCTGCAGCACATGGTGGTGAAGGTGGTGATGCAGGAACGTTTTATACAACAACATATTCTGTTGTAAACACTACAGACTATTTACAAATAACTGTAGGAGCTAGTGGTTCTCGTCAAGGCACTGCCAGAGATGGAAACGGTGGTGGTAACGGTGGAACTGGTAGAGTTAGGCTTCAAGGAGCTACATAATGTTTACTATAATAGACGACAAATACAAAAATGTTTTATATACTGGCTTGAGTGTAGAGCAAAGACAAGCTAAACTTAAACTAGATAATCGATTTTTGCTTACAGAAGATTACGATACTACACCACAAGTAGGTAAAACTAAATTAGATACAACTACACATGACTTTGTTTTAATGACATGGACAGAAGTTAAAGCGTGTAGAGATAGAATACTTGCTGCTTCTGATTGGAGAGACTTGCCTAGTTACGCAGGCTCCGATCA